GCAGCCGGAGAGTTATCAAAACAACTTCTCGACGAAATTCGAGAAGGCAAGCTCCGGCCAAGAAACTTTGATCAGGTATTAGAGCTATTCAATGTCCTTTCAAGCCTTATCACGCCTGAAACGCTCAAAGCAGTCCAGCAGTCCGTTGGAAGCTTTGTTGATTCAACCGGCGAGGAAGAACAGTAAACCAGCACCTTACCAACCGAACAACTGGACAATCTGGTTACAGGGCCTATTCCCGGCGCACGTGAAATACTCGTTCAGCGAGAGGCATGCTCAATTTTGGGAATGGGTCGATGCGCTTGAACCCGGATCAAAACCCCGCCCATTCGTGGCGTTGTGGCCGCGCGGTGGTGCGAAATCATCCAGCGCAGAGCTGGCCTGTGTCTTTGTTGGAGATCGGCAGACGCGCTCCTATGTCTGGTACGTATCCAGCACGCAGGACAAGGCTGATAAGCACGTTCAAAATATCGGATCACTGCTTGAAAGCAAGTCACTTGAGAAGCATAACTCTGCGCTGGCAAGCCGCAAGATCGGCAAGTACGGAACCAGTAAGGGATGGCGCCGCAACCGGCTAAAGACTGCAAGCGGACTGACCATTGACGCGCTTGGCCTTGATACCGGCGTGCGCGGTGCAAAGGACGAGGAACGCCGGCCAGACCTGATAATCTTCGACGACGTGGACGAGAAGCATGACACGGCAAAGACGGTGCAAAAGAAAATTGACATTATCACCACCAGCGTGTTACCGGCCGGATCATCGGACTGCGCAATTTTGTTTGTTCAAAACGTCATCCACGACGGGAGCATTGCAGATCAGTTGGCGCACGATGCGGATTTTCTCATTGATCGGATCGTGAGCGGTCCAATCCCGGCGGTGTCAGGTCTGGCGTACGAACAACACTTTGACGAGGCAATCAACCGTAACCGTTATGTGATTACCGCAGGTCTCCCAACGTGGGAGGGGCAATCAATTGATGTGTGTCAGGCGCAAATGAATGAATGGGGCCTGACCGCGTTCCTTCAGGAGGCGCAGCACGAGACAACGCAATCTGGCGGTATCTGGGATCAGGTGATATTCCGTCATTGTGAACTGGATTCCGTTCCTTGGGGCGAAATCGTGCGCGGGTGTGTGTGGTGCGATCCGGCGGTAACGGCGACAGACGAAAGCTGCGCCAATGGCGTTATCGCAGACGCGGTCACGGGTAGCGGAACCATCTACCGGCTGTACTCGTGGGAAGCGGTTGACACTCCCGGCAATGTTATCCGGCGGGCAATCCGTACTGCGATTGAGTACAAACTGAATCGCGTTGGTGTTGAAACCAATCAGGGCGGCGACCTGTGGGAGATGACGTATAACAAAATTATCGCCGACATGAAAATAGAATACATGTCAAATTTTACAAGAGACGAATATCTAAAAATTAGGTGGCCGTCATTCCTGGAGGCCAAAGCGGGGGCTGGAACAGGCGGAAAGGTTGAGCGCAATCAACGTATGCTGGCGGCCTATGAAAAGGGAAAGATTGTCCACGTTATCGGTACGCATGATGTTTTGGAGCGGGCGCTGCGCCGGTTTCCAAACGAACCGCTAGACCTTGCAGATGCAGCATACTGGGGTTGGCAAGACTTAGACGGCAAACAGGTTAAGGTAGCAAGGCAACACGAAGGATAAAACATGAGCGATCTCGAACGGGCTTTTGAAGCACTGAAAAACAAACAAGCGGACATTGACACCCTTTTCGACTATGCCGAGGGCCGTCAGCCATTGCGCTATTCAACCAAGAGACTGCAAGAGGCATTCAAAAACATTGACGTTCACTTTGAGCAGAACTGGTGTTCGGTGGTCATCGATGCGGCTATGGACCGGGTGACAATCGCAGGCTGGGACACCGAAAACAAACAGCAAAATGACGCGCTTGATAAAGTGTTCAAACGGCTTGATATTGGCGTGGCTGCTTATAATGCGCATTATGATGCGCTGGTAGCCCGCGAGGGTTTTATCATTGCGTGGAAGAACGATGCCGGTGAGATTGAGTTGTATCATAACTCTCCCAGTCTTTGCCATATGTTCTACGACGAAAACAGCCCGAACAAGAAAAGCTTTGCGGCGAAGTGGTATCGTGAGGATGTTGGCGGCGGCAGTTTCGTTTTGCGCATGATCTTGTATTATCCTGAGCGGATCGAATACTACAACACGCAGCCTGTAAAAGCGACACCGGATCAAGCGTCGGCGTTTGAGCCTTCTGAGATTCCGGTAAGCGAAAACACTTATGGCGCAATCCCCGTCTTTCACTTTCGCACCAACCGCCGCAACAAAAGCGATCTGCAAAACATTCTGACTTTGCAAGATGCGGTCAACAAATTGCTATCCGATATGATGGTGGCCGCTGAATATGGAGCCTACAAACAGCGTTACATTATCAGCAATACCGATACCACTGGACTACGCAACTCTCCCAATATGATCTGGTCCATCCCGTCTGATTCGGACGGCAAAACACAGGTCGGCGAGTTTTCGGCGCAAGATTTGGACACTTACCTGAACGCGATTGATAAACTTGCAAACAGCGTAGCCATTATCAGCCGCACGCCGAAGCATTACTTTTTCGGGGCAGGTGCCAACCTGAGCGGTGAGGCGTTGCTGGCAATGGAAGCGCCGCTTACAAAAAAGGTAGAACAGATCGAGGCCAACCTGAACGGAACATGGCGCGAGCTTGGCGCGTTCATCTTGCAGCTTGAAACCGGGCAGGTATTACCCGCCAGTGAAATAACCCCGATATGGTCGCCGCCTGAAAGTGTGCAACCGTTTACCGAGGCGCAGACCATCAAAACGTTGGTTGACGCGCAAGTACCGCTGGTTACTGCCGTGCGAATGCGGGGCTGGGATCAGTCGCAGATCGATGCAATGCTGGCCGACGTGAAGAAGCAAAAGGAAGAAGAAACCACCACCGCGATTGCAGCCCTAGAGCGTGCGCGCATTAATTCTGAGCAAAATAACGAAGGAGTAAATTCGAATGTCAACCCCCAACCCAACTAGAACAATTGATGTAACCATCGGCGCGGGCGCTTCACTGTCAGCATCTTCCGGGCTTTTGTCCGGCGGTGAACGGCTGATTGCAGTCGCCACCGATGCCGCGTGGGACACCGCCTCAATCACCTTTCAGGGCAGCTTGAACGGCACGGATTATTACGACATGCGGGACGAGAGCGGAGAATACACCCTGAGCGGCGTGACGGCCAGCGACCTTGTTGCAGTTACGCCAACCGTGTTTCTTGCGCCGCGTTACATCAAGGCACGCAGCGGCACTGCTGGCGCAGCCGTCAATCAGGTAGACGCCACTGTGGTTAAGCTTGTGGTCCGCCCGTGGTAATTCCGGTATCACCCCGTCCAGACCCCGACGTCGTGCGCATTTTGCGCGAATTTCGGCTGGCGCTTGACCTGAAAGAGACCGCGATCATTGAACAAATGGCGGCGCGGTGGCTTGAGATTGAACGCAGACTGGACGCGGAAATACTGTTACTGGCGCAGGAAATTGAACGACGCGCGGCAACTGGCGAGGCAGTGACACAACAAATTGTGTGGCGTTCAGAGCGGTACAAGATTCTACGGGCGCAGATGGAGCAAGAGATCATGCGCTATAACCGTGATTATGCCGCCCGTATGATCGCTGAACGGCAGGCGGAATACGCCACACTGGGGATTGATGCGGCGCAACAGTCAATCAGCGCCAGTTATGGGCCGCTTGGTGGAACGTTTACAAGGATTAACGTGTCTGCGGTTTCGTCCATTATCGGGCTGGCGGGTGACGGTTCACCGCTTTATAAGTTGCTCAAAGAATCCTACCCGGACGCGGTTGACGGTCTGGTAAAAGCGTTGATCAACGGCATTGCAATGGGTAAAGGATCATCGGCCACCGCGCGAGATATGGCAAATGGCATGGGCATGGGACTTGAGCGGGCTATGCTGATTGCTAGAACCGAGACGGCCAGAGCCTACCGGACGGCCAATGTCCAGCAATACCGGGAATCGGGCGTGGTGATTGGCTTCAAGCGGTTGGTCAAGAAAGAGACCGCTTGCATGGCATGTTTGATGAGCGACGGCGAAAAGTTTGACATGGCCGAGGAGTTGTCAGACCACCCGCGTGGGAAGGCAGAAATACCCGGAAATATTATCGACTGCTCATCTCCTACCGCCTTCATAACCCTTAACTACAATGGCGATGTTGTCGTCATTAGAACAGCCTCTGGAAAGCTCCTTACCGTCACCCCTAATCACCCTGTATTGACAACAAGAGGGTGGGTTTCTGCGAAGTTCATCAAGAAAGGCGACAATGTAGTTAGCACAGGCTGGGGCGATAGGGCTTCTGGTGTTATGAGACCAGACAAAAACCATGTTCCAACCACAGTCGAGAATATACCTAGTTCTTTCAATATGTTTCGGCTTGGAAGCGTGCCACGCTCCACCAAAAACCTCAATGGCAACGGCGGGATCGGTGACGGCGATATCGACGTTGTATTTGCCAATCGCCTTTTGTGGAACGGTTTTGATCCTTCTTACAGAAAGCATATGATTGAGTTTTTCTTCGGAAGCAGAAACGTTGGATCTATTCCTTTCAACGCCAGCGGCAATACGGCAAAGATGTTCATAAGGGAGTTTCTTACCGCGTGTATATTCTTGGGCCTTCAGCATAATGAGTTTTCTTTCGGTTTCTCCCATTTTGGAAAATCTGAGAATGGTGGCGGATTTTCTACCCCGTCTCTGGACACAGTTTTCGGTAAGAATTCTAGTTATAACGTTCCTGCTAACATTAAACTTTCTGGAAATGGAAAGTTCGGATTCCCCGGAGGTGTACAGGGAACAAATATCAGCAGATGGCAAGATGATCTTATTCCAGCAGACGGCGGAAAGTTTACGCGACTTAATGACCGCACTTTCGGATTTACTCCTGAACAGCCCATTGGACTTGAGATAATCCGTCAATCTCTTTGGGGAGGCGTGCCACCGGCGGGCAGAGACCTCGGCGCTATCGCCAGCAATATAGTCTTGGACGGCGTTGTTGAAATCGGTATCAGAACATATTCGGGACATGTTTACTCCTTGCAGACACAAGAGGAATGGTACATCAGTAACGGTATTATATCACACAATTGTGTAGCCGTGCCATATCTCAAAGACGTTCCGTCTCCGCGCTGGCAAACCGGCCCGGAATGGTTTGTAAACCTGAACCCGGAACAACAAATAGCCCGCATGGGGCCGGAGAAGTTTGCGCTATGGAAAGACGGACAGATAAAACTTGCAGACCTATCAAAGCGGACGCGCTCGGACGTGTGGGGAGATTCCCCCCGCGTGGCGACCATCAAAGAGTTGATCGGTAAATGATGAAAAACAAAATAAAGCCGCGTAAACGACAGGTGTTATTTGAGACGGTGAGCGGTGAAAAAGGTATTTTTGAAGTGAACTACATGATGGACGGGACAATATCCCTGTCAATCGTGATAGACAATGAAAACACAAAAGGCGAGATGCCGGAAAAGGACAGGCGAGATGCCGGAACAGATCATTAATAATCAGACAGAACAACCCGCGCAGACCGAAGCGCAAGGACAGCCAATAAATTTTGATGACTTCCTCGGCGGGCAGGATGAACGGGTTAAGGCCGCGTATGAGGCTCACGTTAGCGGCCTCAAGAACACGGTCAAGGCGACACGTGAGGAACGAGACAACCTCGCCGCGCAACTGCGGGACGCAGTGAAGAAAGCCGAGAAGGGCAGCGAGCTTGAAACGCAACTGACCGAAACGCTATCAAGGCTTGAAGCCACCGAAAAGAGGCTGGCGTTTTTGGATGAGGCAAACAAACCGGAGATCGGTTGCCGCAACCCTAAAGCCGCCTACGCGTTGGCGCAAGCCGGTAATTTGTATGATCGGCAAGGCCGCCCGGATTGGACTGCCATCCGCGCCGAAGCCCCGGAATTGTTTGGGGTCAAGGTTGCCGAAGCTAATGCTGGCAGTGGAACCGGCGCGGGCTTACCGCCGAAACAATCAATGGATACCCTTATCCGGCGCGCAGCCGGTCGGGGGCAATAAACGAAAAGGAGTTAAGAAATGCCTTACAACAATGTTATTTCACGCACTGATGCCGCCGCTCTCATTCCCGAGGATGTGGCCGCGCAGATTACTATGGCGCTGCCGACCATGAACCCGGTTATGCAGCTTGCCCGGCGCTTGCCGAACATGTCCACCGCTCAACAGCGGATGCCGGTTTTGTCCTCGTTCGCAAGCGCTTATTTTGTCAATGGCGACAATGGCCTGAAACAGACCAGCGAAGTGAACTGGGCCAACAAGTACATCGATGCCGAGGAACTGGCCGTTATTGTTTCTATCCCTGAAAATGTGTTGGACGATGCCCAGTATCCCATTTGGGATCAGGTCCGTCCGGAAGTTGAAAAAGCCTTCTCGCGCGCCATCACCGCCGCCGTGCTGTACGGGACCAACATCCCCGCAAGCTGGACTACCAATCTGGGCGGGGCCGGTCTCTTGGCCGTTGCCAACACCGCATCACAGGTCGTGAGCGCCGCCGCATACACCGATCTTTACGAAGCCCTGCTTGGTGAGACCGCCGCTGGCGTGGGTGGTGTCTTTATGCAGGTCGAAGCCGACGGCTTCATGCCGACCGGTGTTATTGCTAATACTGCGATGTACGGAAAACTGCGCAATATGCGCGATAGCAACGGGAATCCGATGTTCAACCGATCGATTCAGGACCGCACCCGCTATGAAATTGACGGCGTGCCTTGCTACTTCCCGACTGATGGAACCGTTGCCGCCGCGTCATCTCTCCTGTTTGCCGGGCAGTGGGATCAACTGGTCTACGCTATGCGGCAGGATATCACCTGGAAGATTCTGGATCAGGCCGTCATCCAAGACGCTGGCGGAAACATCATCTACAACCTTGCCCAACAGGACATGGTCGCCCTGCGCGCCGTGATGCGCCTTGGCTTTGCACTGCCGAACCCGCTCAACTATATGCAGGCGACCGCCGCGAACCGCTGCGCATTCTCCGTGCTGACCGCTTAGGAGGTGTAACATGGGATTTTTCCCGAAAAAAGTAAAAGCGCTGTATGACTTCGTTGGTGGCATCAAGGTCAGCGGAACCGCGGTTTCATCGTCTGCTGCTGAACTGAACATTGTCGATGGCGTGACCGCCACCGCCGCAGAACTGAACCGCAATGACTTTGAATACCAACTGCTTGAAGCGGACGGCGCGATCACTGTCAAAAACGGTGTGTGCGTGATTGCCAAAACCGTTGCGGGCGTAGTCGCCGCAACGCTGGCAAACCCGACCGCCACCACTGACGATTACAAACGGCTGACCATCGTTTCCGGCCAAACCCAGGCTAACACCGTGACCCTGACCGGCGGCTTTGGCAATGGCGGAAACGGTGAGGATGTTTGCACGTTCTCTGGCGTGGTTGGCGATTCACTCTCGCTTATCGCTTATGGCGGTTACTGGTACATCACCGGCAGCCACCAGGCTACTATCGCATAATTACTCGAAAGGAGTATGAAAAATGACCGTATCTATTAACTCCGAAGGCAAGGGCTGGATGTCAATCGCC